AAACTCAAACTACTAGTGAAGTATTTAGTAGTTAATGTCAATTTTTTGTATTTATTAGTCAATATTTCTTTAAAATCTTTACATACTAAAGCATATAATAGGTGACCATCTTTATCACAATAACTAAATATATTTTCAATATCTATTAGAGGTATTTCATTAAAATAATTCATAATTTTAATAATATATTTATTTAAATAGAAATAAAATATCAAATTTATATTATATATATATATAATGACAGATATAATTATTGATAAAATAACTAAATTTAGAGTAATTAATCAGAATGATATTTTAAGTGTTCAAAAAAAAGAAGAATTAACTGAACTAGTTGATTTTATTAATGAAAAAAAAACTAGTCTTGAACTTCAAAATTTTGCATATTATAATGATACAGGATTTAATAATGATGGTAATAACAGAGAAATATCTTATTATGAAAGTGTTTTAAGATTAATTAATACAGAAATAACCAGAAGAGAAAATCGTGATGTTCAAGTTCTATCAAATGCTGTAAATGAATTAGTTATTGTTACGGTACCACCAGAACCTGCAACACAATCATTTCTGGATTCAACTGTTAGAAGCTTATTAGTTGAAAATGGTATGTTAATTAGATTTTGGGATAGTCTAACTACTACTAGACAACGCGCCAGAGATGAATTAAGATTATTACAAGAACTTTTAGATACTTTACCAATGGATGTTAGAGAAAAAATATTGAGAAATTTAAATAGTCAACCTCGTAGAAATTTAAGAGTATTTCGTTTAAATAGAGGTCGTAAAACATTTAAAAAGAATAAAAAAACTAAAAAGAAAAAAATAAAGTAGTATAATATAATGAAAGTTGTAATTAAAAAATCAACAAATCATAAGAAGAAATATATGGCAATATTTTATGATAAAAATAAGAAGAAAGTAAAAACAACACATTTTGGGCGGCGGGTATGAGTGATTATACAAAACATAAAGATAAATCTAGAAAACTAAGATATTTAACTAGACATAGAGATAGAGAAAAATGGAATGATTATATGAGTGCTGGATCATTATCAAGATATATATTGTGGGGATGAACATACATTCAGAGAATCAGTTAGTAAATATAAAAATAAATTTAATCTAGAATAAGTATATACATGTTTGACAGATTAATATTATTTATTGCTGCTTTTGGTTTATCTGATTTATTTGTTAAAAATAAATCAACAAATTTTAAAATTATATATTACTTAATTTTATTAGTAATTGCTTTATATTTTATATTTAATAAATATATACATGAAAGATTGTTGTCTCGCAACAAACTCAGATAAAGAATGTATAAGAAAAAAAGATAAAAAAACATTTAAATTACCTAGAAAAATTAGTAAAGAAAAATGTTTAACTAGAAAGGGAATTAGAGGATTTACAATGAGATCTTCATGCGCACCATATAAAGGATGCAAGAAGATGAAAGGTGGTTCTAAGAAATCTAAGAAACAATTTTTATATAATCCAAATAATCCTAAAAAATCATTTGATGTTTATATAGATAAAGACCCTAGTGATACAATCCCTATTAAATATACAACAGTAGATGATGTTAAAAACACAATAAAGAAATTAGAAATGTTATATAAATCTAAAAAATATCCTCACAAAAGAATATGGCAAGTTGGTATGATAATGTATGTTCGTTTAAAATATCTTAAAAAGAAGAAACCAAAAGAGTTTAAATTATCTGAAAAATATTTTAAATTTTTGGGGAAAAGAACTAAATTAAAAACATTTAAGGAAAGGAAATCTTATGCGTTTAAATTTTAAAATATTTAAAGAGATTATATAATTAAAAGAATATGAACAATGTTTTATATGATTCTTTACACAAATTTTATAGTGAAAATGACAATATGAATAAATTTAATGAGTATGTAAATGGTAATAAAAAAATATCTTTAAGGATAATTGATTGGTTTGTAACAAATTATTCTAAAAAACATAATATATTTTATGAAACTTTTAAAACAAATGATGATATATTAACATTAAATATGACTGATAATTTATACAGTCAAATTAATATTTTTCATGCTTATAAATCTCAATTAAAATCATATTCTAAAAAAAAGTTTGATCCATTTTGTAGAAGAGATAGAATTATGTTCGAATGTATTGGTCATAAATTAGAAACAACTCTTGGTCAATTAAATTTCTTTAAATGGGGTATAGAAACTATGTTATTAGAATATATTTTAGAAAATTATGATGATATAGAAACTGATATGAATACTTGTTATAATGCAAGTAAAAAAAATAAAAAAGATAATACTAGAAAAAAAAGACAAGAATTATCTAAAAATCACTCACGCGGACTAAATTTAAGTAATCACCGAATAAGATTAGATTTTACTTAAATATCATCAATATCTATTTTTTCTTCTTCTGATTCTTCATCTGATGAACTGGTTTTAATATTTTCTTCTTCATCTGAATAGGGTATGTCTGTTGAGAATACGAATCCCATATTATCATCATCATCTTCTTCATATTGTTTGTCAACATCTAATTTAATTGAATTGGGAACTAATCCTTTATCTTTTAGTTTCCTAGCTAAGTTTACATCATAATTATCTATGATATCACATTTTTCATCTTGCCAATCTCTAAGAGATACTAAAACTATATCATTTTGATTGACAAATTTACGACTTCGCATAGTTCCACACATAGTAGCCATTCTTTCTTTACCATCAAAACACATTACATTAAATCTACAATTACCCAAACACCTTGTAACCTGAGCGTATTCTTGACCTGGTTCTTTTAATCTTAAATTTTTTGAATTATTAAAATTTTGATTTTTATTTCTCTTATGTTTCTTACCACCTTTGGTGTTGGGCATGATTATATTACAATATTATTATAGTTTTCTTTTTAAGTAAATTTGATTATCATATAAAGATTATTCATAATATTAATATGAGTTGTTCCTGTTTCAAAAGAAAAACAAAAGTTGATATCCGTGAAGAAATTCTATCACCAAGACCCAAATCCATATTAAAGAATAATAAAAAGAAGAAAATTAATAGAAGAAAAGAAATTCAAGAAAATAGACAACTAATAGACGAAAGAGCAAGGAAAAAAGAAGAGTTTACAGAGTTCTTCTTATCTGAGGTAATAGAGTGTGGTGGTTGTAATGAACAATTCACGCTTAAATCAGGGAGACTTAAAATTCACTGCTCATCATGTAATCACTTCATGTGTTGTAATATTGCTGGTGCATGTATTGGTCCTGATTGTTCTGTTGTGGTGGATGGTGAAAAACAGTCTCTAAAATATTGTATGAGTTGTGTTAATCCTTATTTAAAAATCAATATTATGGATAATGGTCAGGCTTTGTGTAAAAATTGTGAAACATTACCAGGTATTCCTGATATTTATTTAGAAGTTTAATAAATTTAATATATTAAAGATTTTTTATTTATTATATTAATATGAAAAATCATCTAAATAAAAAAGAAATATCCGTTATTAAAGTTGATGGAGATGGTAATTGTTTATTTAAATGTATTGTACAACAATTACATATTAACAAAAATATTAGACATTTAGTAAATAATTTTTTTTCTTTTAAAATGAGTAGATCTAATCTACTTGATGATGAATCTGATAAATTAAGACAATTAACAGTAAATTGGTTAGAAAATAATCTAGACCACATATTACCAACTGGTTTAACAATTAAAGATGATATAGAAGATATAATTTCTGAATATGAAGATATTAACTCGGTTGAAGAGTATTTATTAGAAATGCGTGATCTTAGATATGCTGGGCAACTAGAAATTTATGCCTTATCAAATATATTAAAAAAAAATATTAATGTTTTTACAAATAGTAATAATGATTTTTATTCAATTGGGATGGGTAATATTTATAATAAAGCAACCAAAGATGATATATATTTATATCATAATTTAATGGATATGTATGATGAAAACGGACATCATTATAATTTAATTTATTTAAAAGGAAAATCTATGATTATATCTAAAAAAAAATATACCGAATTAAATGAAAGATTATCAGATAAACCTATAACTAGAAATATTTTAAAATCTATTGAGATGTAGTAGTATTTTCTTGAATTGGTGGTGGTTTATTAATAGGGGGTGGTGTAGGTTTTGGAATATTATCATCTATGATACTTTCAATATCTGATTTTAAATTAGTTTCAATATTTGTGACTAGTTGTTTTGGTTCAGGAAATTTTTGAGTAATTTCTTTTTCAATGGACTGTTTTAAATTATTAGTCACATTATTTGTTACATTATTTTTTAAATTATCTATATTAGATACTGTATTAACCGTATCAACTAATGGTTTAAACATTTGATTATTAGTTGATTTTTCCATAAATGATTTCATTTGACCTTCAAAATCGAAATCTAATAATGGTGCTTGATTTCCATTCTTAGATTTTTTAGTTTTGTTTCCTTTACCCTGAAATTCCATTTCAACTTGTTTTCTTTTGATATTTTCAACGGCTTTGCAAAATTCTTTATATGATTCTGCATCATGTGTATCATAATCTTCATATTTACCAGATAATCCAAAATATTGCCAGCCTTCTGTTTTTAATTGTTCCACTACAAGAGAATAACTAAAATAATTCTTATCAAGTGAAAATAATTGTAAAAATCCATTTGAAATAGTCACCATTAACGATATAGACCATGTAGACCAATATGATATTTGATCAAAGTTTTTAGGTAATTTATTAGGATCCATTTGTCCAATTGATAATAATGCTGGTAATAATATAGAACCAGTTGTAACTATAAATCTAAACACATTATAATAATTTTTTGTTTTATTCCTTTTTTTTTCGTAATAAGATACTTCTTCAACAAATCTTGCTTTTAATATTTCTTTATTTCCACTAATTTCATCAGGTAAATTTAGATTATCTATTATATTATTTATTTTTGAAGCATAATCCATTTATATATATAAAAATAAAATAATATCAATAATAAAATGTATTTTAAATATTTATACGTATATATAAATAAAATTAAAGAGTATTTAATGTGGTTCTGTGATTTAGAAATTCATAATGAAATATGGGAAGAAATTGGTCCAATTTAAATATTATATATATATATACAATGGATATAATATATATATTAAAAATAATATCTATTATTTTATTCCCTATTATACTTGGTATGAATGTTTGGAATGTTTATACAAAACGTGATGATAAAGCAGATACAACTGCTTGGTATAGAAATGGTATATTTGATATAGCAGATGAATTTCCAGATTTATTTACCTTCATGATAAAAATAGGTTTATTATTGGGTATATTATTTTTTATGATAAAAAGTGGACCAGGGNTAAATTCAAATGATCACGGTATGTATTATAGTTTATCAGCTACATTATTTATNACATTNNTAATAGCTAGATTTNTAATATCTAATAATTTAAATACAAGGATACAATCTGGAGTTGATAAACCTTTAACAATTGATAAAAATGATTCAGGAGCAGCAAATTTAAAAGATTTTATAAATTTTATCGGATTAGATATACAGGTAGAACCAGAAGGTATTAATCTTCCAACTAGTTTATATATTACATATTTTTTCAGTTTATTACTTGTGTTTTTAATGATTATTGAAAGAATTGATAGTAATGTTAAATGGGATTTCTCTGATTTTAGTTTACCCATACCCATTATTGGTGATATAATATGTGGATCAACTGCTCATCATATTATGCAGTTTATAAATATGTATTTATTTATTTTGATTAGTGCTTATGTTATCTATCAATTTAAATTATTAAAAGTTAGAAAGATATGTCCACCTGGGACAAGTTTAAGTCCTTGTTATCCACCTAAGAAAGCTCTTTCAAGATTGCCAACAACTAAATGTGAAAAAGGTATTAAACCTGTATGTAATAAAGATCCTTATATTAATTGTTCAGTAGATGAAAATGGTATTATATCTGGTGATGGAATTAACAAAATTTTATTAACTCATAATGATAATAAAGTTATAATTAGTCCTAATAATAAAACACAAATTACAAGTGATTGTAAAAAAGATATAGAAAGTAAAATTTTACCGAAATTAAAATATACATAAAATATATATATATGGCCTTCGCAGCAGCACCCATAATAGAAGCATTAGGTCCTGAAGTACTAAGTTTCGGCGAATCATTTTTACCCTCAATATTGGGTTCTGGATCTAGTAATCCAAAACCAGCTACATCAGCAGCAAAACCATCACAGTCACCGGCTAAATCATCATCACCACCAAAACCGCCAAAAAAAAGCATATTTGGTTTTAATACTTATAGATTTACAGGTTATTTTATTACAGTATTTATATTGTTAATTATATTATTTATATTATTAGATAAGGTTACTTTGTATGAAAAACCAATAGATGGTGGTGAAGAATTACCATTAAATGTTAGATTATCATATAAAATATTTATATCATACATCATTGTTATATTTGGTTTATTATTTCAATATTATATATTAAATGATAATTATGCCGTTATATATTCTCAAATATCAATGGTTGATGAAATATTAATAATATTTAATGTATTAGCTATAATATTTATTACTTATTTTATTTATAGACAAATAGAAAATATATATAGTGTATGTCCTTTACCTAATAAAAGAGTATGCGAATCACCAGGGTGTGATGGTAGTTATGCATGTAAAACATACCAAAGTTTCAGTACATGCTCAGCAGATGAATATAAAAATGCATTTATGACAGTTAATAATAATGGTTCATTTAGTCCTGGCGGATGTTCATCATTTAACGATTTCGTTAATGATAATTTTGAATTTAAATCACAAATACCTCCCTCGCCAACGGGTACTCCACCAGTTGATCCTCAACCAGGTGATTTAAATAAAAAATATGATGAATTAGAAACAGAAATTCAATCATTGCGTGATAAAATTAATGATTTAAGCAAAGACGATAATAAACTAACAAGTGAAGTAGATATACCTTCTGAAAATAAAGAAGCAAATATATCATGTGCGAATGATGGTATATGTCCATCATCATCTATCGGATGTAATAATCAAGGAATGTGTGAAGGGTTTGAACTTATTTCATTTGAAGATAAATTAAAATTATTAAATAATGAAAGTAATTTCGATGAAGCATGTGATCTCATGGACAAACTAAAAACATTTATTTTAAGCACATTTACTAATTAAAGATTATTATTAGTTATATTTTATTAATAATTTTATTTATAAAATATATGGATGAAATTGAAAGATATTTAAAAAATCAAACACAAAAACTACAAGAAAATAATTATACTTTTAAAAACAATTGTATTAATAATAAAGTAGCAGTTATTGTAGAACCACGAAATCATAAATTATTACAATCAATAGTATATAATGTGATGAGTGCACTTGGAGAAAAGTGGAATTTACATATTTTTTCACATGATAAAAATTTTGTATATTCTTTATTCCCAAATTGTCAATTTAAATTAACAATATTACAATTAAATAATTTATCAATAGAACAATATAATAACATGTTTAAATCTACTACTTTTTGGAAAAATATAGAAGAAGAAAATATTTTGATTTTTCAAACTGATTCATTTATTATGAATCCTTTAATTAATATTAATGATTTTCTAGATTATCCTTTTATAGGAGGTATTTATCGATATATTACAACAGAAACACTTAAAAGAAAATATCCAAATAAAATAGTAGGTTATCCTTATAATTATTATTTAAATGGAATACAACTACAAAACTCACCTAATTTAGATTTTTCAATAAATGGTGGATTTTCATTGCGTAAAAAATCAATTATGATAGAATGCTTAGAAAAAATAACACATAAAAAGATAATTGATCATAGAATAATAAATAAAATGGATGTATCTTATTATCAAAATTATAATAATATTAGTGAAGATAATTATTTTCAAAATGCGATCGATTTACTTGGATATAAATTGCCAGATAAACAAACTTGTATTAATTTTTGTGAAAATTTGTCATATCCAGTATTTAATTCAAAATCATTTGCTATTCATAATGTAAAAGAAAATGTAATAAAAAATAATAGTGCTCTCATGGACAAACTAAAAACATTTATTTTAAGCACATTTACTAATTAAAGATTAAAATATAAATATATATATTAAATAATGTGTGGTATCTTTTTTTACAAAGGTAATAAATATTGTAAAAATGATTTATTATATAATTTCAATAATATTTATAACAGAGGTCCTGATTCATCAAACATAATAAGTATTGATGATACTATTATGGGATTTCATAGATTAGCAATAAATGATTTATCTGCATCTGGTATGCAACCATTTATACATAATGATATATATTTAATTTGTAATGGTGAAATTTATAATCATGATACTTTAAGAAGAGAACACTTTTTCGTTTCTAAGTCAAACTCTGATTGTGAAGTTATTATTCATTTATATCAATTATATGGTATTGAAAAAACATGTCAATTATTAGATGGTGTATTTTCATTCGTATTATATGATAAAAAACTAGAAACTGTATATGTTGCTCGTGATCCATATGGCGTAAGACCTTTATTCATAGGGAATACAATTGACCATGAAATTTTTGTATGTTCAGAATTAAAAGGTATACATGATAAATGTGTATATNTTAAACAATTTAATCCAGGAACNTATTTAGAATATAAAAATAATGATAATTATTCTCTTAAAAGATATTATGATAATAATATTAAAAAAAATTTATGTCAACCTGAAAATTTTATATTGTCCTGTATAAATAATAAATTAACACAAGCTGTTAAAAAAAGATTATTATCTGATAGACCAATCGGTGCTTTGTTATCAGGTGGATTAGATAGTAGTTTAATATGTGGTATTATTTGTAAATTATACAAAGAAAAAAATATGAAAAATAAATTAAAAACATTTTCAATTGGAATTAAAGGATCAACCGATTTATATTATTCTCAAAAAGTAGCAGATTATATTGGATCTGAACATCATATTATAGAACATACTGAAGAAGATTTTTTAAAAGCAATACCAGAAGTAATTTATAATATTGAATCATATGATACTACAACAGTTAGAGCAAGTGTTGGAAATTATCTAGTGGCAAAATATATTAAAGAAAATACAGATATTGTTGTTGTATTTAATGGTGATGGTAGTGATGAACAATCAGGATATAAATATTTAAGAAATGCACCAGACAAAAACGAATTTTATAATGAATGTTTTAAATTATTAAATAATATACATTATTTTGATGTTCTTCGTTCAGATAGAAGTATTTCTAGTAGATGGGGATTAGAAGCAAGAACACCATTTTTAGATAAAGAATTTGTTCAATATTATATGGCAATTGATCCTCTTTTAAAAATGTATAATGATAAGAATAATTTACCTGAAAAATACTTATTAAGAAAAGCATTTGAAAAAGATAATATTATTCCTAATGAAATTTTATGGAGACCAAAAGAAGCATTTTCAGATGGATGTTCATCTGAAACAAGGTCTTGGCATAAAATTATTCAAGAATATGTTGATAAATTAATCACTGATGATGAATTTAATAATAATAAAAATAAATATAAAATAAATACACCTGCTCTTAAAGAAAGTTATTATTATAGAAAAATATTTGATGATTTCTATCCTGGAAAAGCAAATGTATTACCGTATTTCTGGTTACCTAATTGGTCTAATACATCAGATCCATCTGCTAGGGAATTATCTTAGTTTCTTTGATTTCTTTTTAGATTTCTTCTTTTTAGATTTTTTTTTATTCCTTGTGTTTTTATTAGATTTCATTTTAGATCCAGATTTTGCTTCTATAATACTCATTTTTAATGCTTTATCTAATTCTTCACTTGAACGTAAAGATCTAGATTTTCTAGAAGATGTTTTATTAGATTTTGCTTCACGAATACTCATCTTAATTGCGTCTCTTAAATCTTCACTTGGAGAAGATCTAGATTTTCTGGATGAACTAAAATCACTAGAACCTAATGGGATATTTAATTTTTTTTTTCTAGAACGTTTATATTTTTTTAACATTTTTCTAGTTTTTTTTGTTAAATTAGGATTTTTTAAATCTGTTTGATATAGTTTAACCATATTATCGCCATCTATTTTTGTTCCAGGATATTTTTTTTTTAAAGATTTTTCTATTTCAATTTTTAATTCTTTTTGTAATTCTTCTTTAAAACTTTTTTTAAATAATTTATCTTTACTATTAAAATATACTAATAATTCATCTAATTTAATATT